GTGGTAGTGCCTGAGAATATCTTGTTGTTGCCTGCAGAGAAGAATGTAACGTCTCCGTCTTCTGCAACAAACTCACCCATAGACTCAATGCCGTCAGACGAGCCTAACAAGTCATTGCCGTTCAGTATGCTGTAGCCTTTACGCGCAGCTATTCTGCCTTCTTTGTCGATGACGCAGTTATCCGCTACAGCAGCAAAGGTAGGCTCTTGCGACAACGGTGCATCTTGCGTGTTGACGCCTGCAAATCCTGGTGCAGTAATAGTAATGCTTTGTAGTTGTTGAGCCATTTAAGTTCCTTAGACAGCGACGTATGTAGTGTCTTCACCGTACTTGTTAGCGTCAAACGCAACAGCGTCAGATAACACAGTGTCAGCAATAGCAAACTGTTCTGTTGCAGACTGACCACCTGTCTCGCCTCTTTCACGTAACGCCATAGCCAATGCAAGCTGCAACACAGGATTGTGTGGCACTTTAAGGCGTGTAGCGTCAGCTGTTAAGTCAGCTTGTCGTACAAACGAGTCAAAGTACAGCTCGTAAATGCCATCAGGCTGTGGATACACTTGTACAGTAATGTCTCCATTGCTGTCAGCGCCACTAAAGGCAAACTCAAAAGGCGCACCAGAGGCAGGTTCGCCAATCTTGTAGTAGTTGTTCATGTATGTTCTGTTACGGCTACGCAGACGTATCTTATTCGTAACGTTCATTGCTTCTCTGACTTCAACGTCCTGTCCAGAGCCTGTAAGAGCGTATGTAGACGTTCCGTTAACTGTGTCAAACTCAATAGCTGTACGCAACGCTGACCAACTATGTGCGTCTTCTACGATCTGCTTAGCATCGTTGACGAAGTCGCCAATCAAGGCTGAGTAGCTTGTTTCTGCTACAGTGTCTACTTCGTTCTCTCGTAAACGACGTAGCACGCTGTTGACTAACTGCAAGTATGTCATGTTAGTTTCCTATGTATGTAAAGACAGCGCTTATACCTGCGACAAGAACTACCCAGATCAGTCGCTCCATTGTTCTTGCGCTAGCCATGCTTTCAGCCAAAGCGTCCATCTTATTCTCTATAGCGTCCACTTTAGACTCTATATGAGATTGCCGATTAAACACAGTGACAAGCCTTTCTTCAACACGCGCCAATGACACGATAGCTTCTTGGAGTGTATCGATCTTTTTCTCAACTCTGCTTAATCGGTCTTCCATCAAACTATCACTCCTACTACTGCCATAACACAAGCAAAAAGAATTGTTCCAATAAACGCAAATCCAATACCGTCAATGATTAAGCGTTTTCGTGCAGCTCTAGCTCTTGCTGCGTCTAGCCTTTGCTTACGGATTGTCGCTCTAGTTCTGAGCATTTCAACGTAAACATCTTGCCCAACAGTGTAGATGATAATCTCTCGAAGCTGACGCTCCATCTGTTGAGTCTTCTGTTTTGCCATTGTTATCTGTAGTGCTGCATTCTCTACAGACCCTTTCGCAAATAACTTAGACATCGCTGAGGCATTCTCAATACCTGCCTCTGCTTCTAGTATTTTATCCTTCGCGTCAAAGAAAGCACCAAACTTATGTGCTAGGTCTTGAATCTCGTGACCTTTGTTAACAGCTTGGTTGATGTAGTTAAACGCCTTCCCTGCCGCAGATACTGCCGCTATGATTTCTATCACTCATATACCCTCACTAATTCTTTGTCTGCTACTCGTGGCAAACAATAGGCCGCGAGGGTTATGCGTCTTGGTGTTGCGTTGATGGTGCGTTCTACCTTACCTGTGACTATCGCATTGGCAAAGTAGTTGCATCGATGAATGTTGTAAAAGTACATATCAGACGACTCAACCTGTCCGTTGACCAATACCATAAGTAAGAACAGGTGTGTCATATTACTCTGCAACAATCTTTAAATTACCAAGGTAATCCTGTCTCAGTGACAGGGTTTTTCTGCTCTTCGATGTTAGCCGTAAGAGCTGCTTCAGTTGCGTCTTTATCAACTGATTCGTAAACCCAAGCCAGTACATCAGCTTCGGTTAAATCTGCGTAAGGAACAAAGTCAGGCGCAGCAGGGTCAGGTGTAAAGCCACAAGTGCCGTAAGAAGATGCTGTGTAGGTTACTGCATCGTCTCCAGTGCCGACAGTCTCTTCTGCTGTTACTCTCCAATGCGCTACGATAACGCCATTGTCAGTAGTGTTTCTTTCTAGTTGAGCAATAGTCCAGTTCATTTGTTACTCCGGCTTAGTAGGCCAATCTGTTTCTGTTAAGTATGGGAAGTCTGCGTGAGTCGTTATGTCACGCAGGGCTTGACGGTATGCAGCCCACTCTGTTGCTAATGCTACGCCAGTTTCGGCAGACTTTATAACCATCCAATCTGACTCAGCTAGTTTAGCATCACGTTGTGTTCTGACAGACGCAGCAGCCTCACTGTTCAGTCTGGCTTGGTAGTCATTCTCTTGGTCAGTCTTAGTGACTAGAGTGCCTTCGTCGTCAGTGTAGTCGCTGAACATATCAACCACTGTCCAAGCCTGTACCCAGTTGCCGTTAGCGTCTTGAGTAACACCGTTTCTGACTGCCTGTGTGTAGCCTGTGACTTCTGGCTTAGGCGCTTCGAGTACAGGGTCTATTCCAAGAGCAGAGCAGACGTTAGCGTCCCACACTCGTGGCAGTGATGTGTTGCTGTGCATTCTTCTGACTTCGCCTTGAGTTTTGACTTCGCCAGTTGATTGAATACGATATTCCATAATTCACCTATGCTATTGCTAAGAAGATGTAAGTGCTGCCACTGGCGTTTGGATTAGCTGAATCAAGATCGCTAAAAGCCCAATTTACTGTAAATCCGCTTGAATTAGGGTCAATTAAGTCTGCTCCAGAAAATTCGGCTGCTGTTGAATTAAGATATAAAACAGGATCATTTCCCGCAACTATACCTCTAGCCGTATCAAATACCATCCACATTCCGGCGGAATTAGTGCGTTTTATAAGCACAAATCTAGCGCCGTTACTAAAGCCACAATCCACTGTAAGAGAAGTTCCATTTCCTGTGTAGCTTCCTACTTTGCTTACTCCTGCTAGTGTGGCGAAGAGGTAGGCTATGTATGTAGATCCAGAACTGTTGGTATTCACTCCTGCGCCAAGTGTAAACACAGAAGATGTTGGGTCAGTATCATTCCAAATTGTAGAAGATGCAGTGGCTGCTGCGTCAGTGTTAATCCTGAAATAAAACTCGCCCCCATAATTTTCACTATATACAATCCATCCTCCATTACCACTTCTACGTTTAACGATCATTAGCTCAGGGACAACCTTAAGATTGTGTGATTGCGTAGAACCTGCTACTCCATCACCAGTATAAGCCACCACATCAAAAAAGCCTGTGGCGCGTTTGAAAGCGTAATTAACTCGTGGGCTAGACGTTGAATCAAAATTACCAGTGCATGAAATAACGTCTTGATCATACCCAAAATTAAAAAACGAGGAGGACGATTCTGCCCCAGTTGTATGTGTGTACAAAACTTTCCCGTCAGTTAATCTTGATATGTTATAAGTGCTATAATTACTATCCCTCCAAGAACTAAACACCATATCTGTTGCGAAAGGAGTTGCGGGTAGCTCAGTTCCGTTTTGTAAATTTGTTGTTGACAAGTCTATATCAAAAACCTCAGTCCCAGACTCAGGAGTTTTCATTGGGCGGCGTATGGCTATGTAGATGTAGGTGTTGCCGTTGCCATTACCCCCGCCCTCATCGTCCGTCATTAACTTAAAACCTGTTGCGGTAACTTGAATAGCCGCAGGATTATATTGACCTACAGTTTGTTCAGCAGCACCACTATTGGGCATAAGACTTCGCGCTGCTTGTCCGTTAGCGCCTCGCATAACATCAATTATTGTCCACGGATTTCCTGTATCAGAGGCTTTTTGTAAGACCCACTGAGGTTCAAAGCCGACATCAATTTCTTTGCCTGACACGCCATTACCAGTATAACTCCCACACTTAATAATACTCTCGCTGCCATCGTCTCCAAAGCCTCCTGCGTCTGAGGCGAATAGGTAGGCGACGTAGGTTGCGCCATTTATATTAGCGTCTGCTCCAAAATCTTCCCAAATTGAAAAGGTAGTAGAATTCCCACTTGAATAAACTCCTGCTGTTCCTGATGCAGCAGTAGAATTTAATAATGTATATCCTCCATAAGAATGCCATACCCACCAATCGGAACTGCTGTCTAAACGTTTTATAATTACGCAATTTGGAGAAGCGTTCAAATTATGTGAAAAAGTACGCTCAGTAGCTCCATTACCCGTCCAAGTCACAACATCAAAGAACTTCTCAGCCTTGCGGAATGTCCATGCAACTGTGCTGTCGCCGTTTAAATTTATTGCAGCACCCCAATCGTCGCCTATTGTAAACCCATCAGAATTAAACTGATAAAGACCTTTAGTAGAGCCTCCTGAAGAATCATTTTGTTCAGCGGCTGTATTTAATATTAATGGTTTTTGAACTCCTCTTTCAGTGTCATAAAGAGAATGCGAGCTATTGCTGTCTCGACTTTTACCCCAAACTAGCCCACCTTCTCCAGATAAATCAATTCCATTTACAATAGATTGACCTGTTGCACCATTGCCTTCATACAAATAAGTCGAGAAGACATCCTCAACGTACAGAGACTCACCACCTGCATTACCTGCCGCTGCTGTTAGCGCCTTGGCTAATTTGCTCATGCGTTACTCCTAAACGTAGCTGCCAGTGTATGCACCGTAGAGTGTGCTAGAGACTTTCCAGAACACCAGTGTATCCTTCGCAGTCAGCGTAGGAGCAGTGTTGCCACCAGAAGTCACCCAAGTCATTGTAGGCCACGTTACTGTGTAACTTGCACCTGCTTCTAGCTGTAGGACTAAAGATTCTCCAGAGGCTAGTGAGTCTGTGAAGGTCGTATTAGCTGAAAGAGTCTTGGTCTGTATGCCACCGTTAGCAGGGTCTAGTGCTGTACCTGATAGGGCATAGACAGTTTCTGAGATGTTTGCTGCATTAACAGTGCCGGAGAAATGAGCGTCTTTGAAGCGTGAAGAGGTATTACCTAAGCTAGTTAATCCGGCAGACTGCGCTCCAGAAGTGTTGCGTGGAATTATCTCGTCTGAACCATCGTTAAAGCGTAAGCCAGTAATTCCTGTACCAATTAATAAATCACCACCATCCGTGACAATACTACCGACTGTTGTAGTGTCTTTTACAAAACGAACAATTTCACCATCAGTAGTTTTACGATTAAAATATCCTGCAAAATCTGAAGTTGAAACAGCAAGTAATCGACCGTCTGATCTTAACTCCGCACCCTGTGTAGAACTTGACGCACCAGTCTTACCAACAAGCAAGTTGCCACTGCTGTCTATGCGGAGGCGTTCTAGCCCTAATGAGCCAAACGTCATATAATCAAGATTAACTGAGCTTCCTCTATAACTTCTAATCCAAGTAGCAGGAGCAAAAGAATCTGTTGAGCTATTAACAAAGCTGATCTGACCATAATCTCCAGAAGTTGTGGAAGCTCGTTGTATGGTCAAACCGTCAGCATTTGAGCTTGCTTTAATATGAGCAATATTAGCGGGTGTAGTAGTTTTAATACCAACACGATTATTAACAGAGTCAACATACAAAGTGTCAGTATCAATAACCAAACCATCAGCAGTGACTGTGCCTGTGAAGGTTGGGTCTGATGGATTGATAGCAGTGACTTGCCATGCAGAGCCGTTGTAGACTTTCATGTCATTTGACGTAGTGTTGAAATACAACGCACCAGTTAAGAGTGCATTGCCGTCATTGTCTACTGTTGGGTCAGAGGCTTTGTTACCTAAGTAACGATCATCGAAGTCATCGTATACAGAGGCAGCTTCACTAGCAGAACTAGCGGCTGCACTAGCAGAGTCAGAAGCATCTGATGCTGAACTAGCTGAGGCTGAAGCAGAGGTTGCTGCGTCACTAGCTGAACTGGCTGCTGCTGCGGCAGAGTCTGCTGCTGAGGTAGCTGAACCAAGGATAGAGTCTGTGTAGGCTTTGGTAGCTGCGTCTTGAGCTAACGTAGGGTCACCAACACCAGTGATCTTGTTAGTACCCATTGCTATAGCACCCGACATTGTACCGCCTGTCAGGTTTAGCTTGAGTGCGTCTGCTGTGTCTACATAAATTTTAGTAGCTGCGTCTTGTGCAGAAGTAGGGTCGCCCAATCCTGTGATCTTTGACGTACCCATAGCAATAGCGCCAGTCATAGTACCACCCGCAAGAGGTAGCTTAGTGGCTAGTGCTGTTGTAACTGTTCCTGCAAAGTCTGCATCATCGCCTAATGCGGCGGCTAGTTCGTTCAACGTATCTAATGCGGCAGGAGCTGCGTCAATCACTGCTGCAACTGTGTCGTCTACATAAGACTTGTTAGCTGCGTCCGTACCTGCTGTTGGTGTGGAGACGTTTACGAGTTTAGTCGCAGTGAAATCAGCAGTACCGTTAACGACTAAATTGTTTAGAGTAGTCGTACCAGAAGACGCTGTGACGTTTCCTGTGACATTACCTGTCAGATCGCCAGTGACGTTACCTGTCAAGTTTCCAGTGACGTTACCAGTGACATTACCAGTCAAACCACCAACAAAGCCTGTGTTGGCTGTGATTGTAGAGCCTACAATGGTCGATGGTGTACTAGCGCCAATAGGCGTAGAGTTGATTGAGCCACCAGTAATTACTGCATTGCTAGACGCAAAAGTACCGTTGGCTGTTAAAGTGCCAGTAACGGTAGCTGTAGCAGTGGTGATGCTAGACGGATTAGTGCCAAGTTCTACAATTTCTGTAGAGGCATTCTCTGTGAAGATTCTTTTGTCAGTTACGTTGACAGCAAGTTCGCCCTGTACCAAGTCACTCGTAGTGGGGACGGCTGAGGCGGTTGAGCTATTCTTGGTTACAATGGTCGCCATTTACTTTTTCCTTTGGTTAGCTTTGACAGCGCGTAATCTTTTTTCAGCTTCCTTCTTGGTCTTCGAGTATCCTGCCACGTTATCTATTTTCCAACCCTTCTGGGTTTTACGGATGGGCATTACCATTTCACCTTATGTGACCAGTAGCGAGCTGACAGCTTTGATGGGTTAGCATCCTGCGCGTTGTGTCGCGCATAGTATGATTTTTTTCGGGCTTTATCTTTGGCAGTGGTAGGATTTTTACCTGCGCCTTTTACGCCCTGTTGACCGAATCTAACGGTCTTAACTTCATCCCCTACTTTAGCCAATACAACATGGCTCTTCGTGGGATGGTTAGGGGTACGTTTGGGCTTGTTATACCCACTAACGCCTAACTTGGATATTCTTGGGTCTTTTTTACTCATAAGATAAGGGGGCAGGTTGCCCTACCCCCATCTCCGCTTAGTTGTCTTAGCCGTTTACAGCAAGAACAAAGCCGCTGTCAGGGCGGTATGCCTTAACACCGTAGAGAGTGTCCGCAGTGTACAGAGTGCCGAGGAACTCTTGCTTGTACTGAGTCTGCGAACGAACACC